TCAGAATAATTAAAATTCATAGTTATCTTTTTAAATATTTATTATGCAAAATTTAATTGTTATAGATAATTTCTTAAATTTAGAAGAAATTGAAACTGTTGATGAACATCTAAATGAAAAACCATGGGGACTTGTTGATGACTTGGGGGAAGCAACTGGAAGATATAAATCTGTAGGACATTCAAAGGAAATAAACTCATCAGAAGATTTTGATGAATTTGAAATTTATTTGAAAGAAAAAATAGAATATCTTACAAATAATTTTGATTCCTTATCAAATAATTATAATATTTTTACAATATATTATAATGCGATTAGATATGGTGATAAATTTAATTATCATGTTGATGGATCTGGCCCTTCATTTTTAATATACGGAAATAAAAATTGGGACAAATCTTGGAAATCTCACACTCTGTTTAGAGATGGAAATTTTAAAAAGAAGGTTTTACCTAAACCAGGAAGAATTGTTATCTTCGATGGACAATTAAATCACCGTGCTTCATCACCATCTTCACACTTTGAAGAATCTGCAAGATTTTCTATAGTATTTCAAACAAATTTAACATGAAAAAAGTTTTAGAATATGACAATATAGTCCCAAAACTATATCAAGAACACATAAAACATACTTTATTGAATACTGATTTTAATTGGCATTTTATTGAAGATTTAACATATGACAAATCTAGTTTGGCAAAGGAAAAATATCCAGGATTTGTTCATAAATTTTTCCATGAAGAAGAAATATGTAGTGAGTATCATAATCTAATTCTTCCATTAGCACTTTCAATAGCTGATAAAATTGGATTAGAAAATTTTAATTTACTTAGAGCAAGGACTTTTTTACACTTACCCTCAAATAACAGTTGTGAAATAAGAAATAATTTTCATACCGATTATTCTAGTGATGTTAATCATTTATCTTGTATCTATTATGTGCAATCAAGTGATGGATGTACAATTTTAGCTGACAAAACTAACAAAGAATGTGATTCAGATTCTCTAACAGATAAAAATATAGATGTTAAAATTAAACCAAAACAAGGAAAAGTAATAGTTTTTAATGGACATTGGCATCATTGCAGCAGTAGTCCAACTACAGAGTCCAGATGTATAATTAGTTTTAATTTTTTACTATGATACAAAAATCTTTGAATCTTATAGATGGAGCAACAGTTTTTTCTGATGTGTATTTGGATCATGAAAAAAATAAAAACAATTATGTTAGTATAATTAAAGATAATATATCAAGTTATGACTCATATAATGAGTGTGTAAAATGCAAAATGACTAATTGGAACTTATTTGATAGATATGAATTTGAGGAGTTGAGAAATTGGATAAAGTATACTGTTAATAAATGTGCTAGAAGTTTGTACTTGTATGCAGAAGACTTGGAGATTAAAGAGGCTTGGGGATTAATATATTCAAAAGGAGATTTTGCAAAGTCGCATACACATTTTCCTTATCTTTTTAGTTTTACATATTTTTTAAATACAAATCACAATCATCCACCATTAGTTTTTGATAAAATATTTCCAGATAGTATTCAGATTAAACCATCCGAAGGTCTTCTAGTAATATTTCCATCGTATGTAAACCATTTTGTACCGAAAAGTGAAATCAATAATGAAAGAATTGTCATATCTGGAAATTTAAAGTGATTAATCCATATAAATAAAAACATACTACTCCAAGTGGAGATATTGCGACAATGGCATACAAAGCCGCAGGAACAACTATAATTGATGACGGTAGAGGTTTAATCAATATAAACTCTGGACTGGGTGTTGGTATCCAATCTGGAGGATCTGTTGTTGGCCATGGTATAACTCAATTAAATTTTATTGGAGCAGGTAATACCTTTGCAGTTCACGATACTACAGTTAATATTAGTATTGCTGGTGGAGGAGGTGGTGGTGGTGCTCTTGGAACCACTGGTATTACAACACAAACTATCCTCTCTACTCCAAATAGCATTACTGATGATCAACTGCTAACGTTTCCAGGTCATAATTATGGAGTATTTGGACCTGTATCTGTTGGTGCTGCGATTACAGTTGGCGTTGGCAATACGTTCGTTATTATATAAAGAGGTTTATCCATGTCTAATCTTAGAGTTAATAAGATAACAAACTATACTGATGATGGTCCCGTTGAATTTTCAACAGGATTAACAGTTCCTTCGGGCAAAACTCTTGATGCAGTCATTAACGTCAACACTGCCGGTATAATTACCTCCAATGGTTTGGTAGTTTCTCAAGGTGTAAGCCTTTCTGGAGTAGCTACTGCATCATCTTATGTTGGTGTTGGAATAGGACTAACGGGAGTTCCTGGAACTCCAAATGGAAAAGGAATCGCATTCGTATTAATCGCTTAAAGATATGACAGCTCTCAATTCTAAAATTTTAGTTAATTCGATAGAGGCATCCGATCCAGTCGGACCAGTACTGGTATCTATGGGAGCATCTGTCACAGGTGGAACATTTACGATTAATGGAAATGCAAATTTTTCATCTGGAATTGTTACCACAACTCAGTATTCTGGAACATCTGTGAATGTATCAGGTGTTTTGACTGCTGCTTCTTTTGTTGGTAGTGCAGCTAATATGTCTTTTCTTCCAGTTATTGATGATGGAAAAGCAATTGCATTCACCCTTCTAGGATAAAATTATGCCTAAAATCAAAGTAAATATTATTACAAATAAAAATGAAGATGGTGCAGTTGAATTGACTCAGGGTGCAATTATACCAGAAGGTCAAGGATTAACTGTTGTTGGTAGTGGTGCAAATATTACTGGTATCATGACAGCTAGTAATTTTAATGCATCTAGTGCAAATGTGACAGGAGTAGTTACTGCAACATCTTTTATTGGATCTGGAGCAAATTTAACTAACTTGCCTGTAGTTGGTTCATCCAAGATAATCGCATACAAATATATTCTATCGGATCCTCCCCTTAGAGCGTAATCGATATAAATAACTCAAGAAATAAATTTTAATTATAACGTAAAACTATGGCAGCCCCCAATATTGTAGGTGTATCAACTATCACGGGCAAAACCGTTGCTACTTCTTTATCTGATACCAATGCAACTACCATTCTTAGTAATGCTGCTAGCAGCGGTTATGTTTATAAGATAAACAACATTATCGTTGCTAATGATGATGGAACCAACGCCGCAGACATTACAATCGCTCTCCACTTCGAGGATGATGGTGGTGGTACAGGATTTAAGATTGCGTCCACCGTTGCCGTCCCCGCAGACTCCACTTTGATTGTTCTTGATAAAGCATCTTCAATTTATCTCGAAGAGGATCGTTCGATTGTAGCGACTGCATCGGCAGCAAACGATCTGGACGTTATAATATCTTATGAAGAAATCATCGATTGATAATACGAGGAAATAAAAAAAAATGTCACTTTACTCCCATAACGGCAAACCACCTGCACCGTTACCTCATAGAATTCAGTTAGAAAATGGTTTAACAAAAACCGATTCTAGCACTTTTACTGCTGAGGAAATTTCTAGCAATGGATACACAGGTCCATATACAATTCCCACCATTGATGAAGCAACTCAAATATGGAGATGGGATAAGGATAATCTGAGGTATGTTGTTTCTGACAAACCTACTCCTGAAGCAGAGGTGGCATTTGTGCCAACAACTGAACAAAGATGGTCTGATTTGAGAGAAATTAGAAACTCCAGACTCGATATTTGTGATTGGACTAGATTAGATGATAGTGGTTTGTCCGACAGCAAAAAAGCAGAATGGGCAACTTATCGCCAAACATTAAGAGATTTTCCAGCAAACGTCTCTGACATCACAGATTACACTTGGCCAACTAGCCCCTGATACACATGGGAATTAATAGAACCTCTTTTGGATTAAAAAGAATTGGATTTGGATGCACTGTAAATCAGGATGCAGGTGATGGCATGACAGGAAACGTTCCTGGTGCTACTACCAGTCCTGTCGGTGGTAATGAATATATTGCCACCTGGATAAGTGATGGTAGCAGATCTCCAGGCACTCCTCATGGAGATCTCACTTGGACTACTTTAACTGCTCCGGCAACTACCACAAATCCATCTACGGTGGTTATGTCTAACAATGGTAGAAGATCTAGTATTATTGACGCGAATTTAATTCGCACAGTAATCAATGCAGTCGAAGCAGGAAGTTCTTCAATACGACTCGTCATGTCTGGTGGTGGCGGCGGATCTGGATATCCACGGGGTAATGGCCAAGGTGGCAAGGGCGGTAGCGGTGGATATGTCGAGAAGACTGCTTTAGTATTGGACGGTAATGGAAGTTATAACATATACGTTGGTGCCGGTGGAGGCACAAATTGTAGTAACATGTCTGGTTACTCAGGAACGGCTACATTAGCATTCGGCGGTCGCGCTGGAAGTGGTGGAGGTGGGATGAGTGAGCACAACGGTAACTGTAACGGATGTGGCTTCGATCCAGGCAGTTCCCTTACCGGAGCCAATGCAACCGGCGGTGGAGCTGGTGGAGGTTGTAACTACGGTTCCAATGCGGGAAGGCCCGCGCATACCAGTGACATTACTGGATCCAATGTCTCTTATGGAGGCGGTAACAGCGCCGTGGGTAGTGGTGGTGGACTAGGATCCAACGGAGGTGGCAATCTGCCCGGTAGTCCGGGCCAAGGTGGCGTCGTTGTGATAAGATGGGATAACGCTGTATTAGATATTGTATAATTAACATAGAATTACAAATTTATGAAAGACTTTATTATTCTTGGCGGGGGTAACTCCGGATATATTTCTGCATTGATTTTAAAGACAGCATTTCCAGAAATGCAAATTCAAATTATAGAGTCAAAGAATATTGGCATCATAGGTGTAGGAGAAGGATCAACAGAACATTGGAATAATTTTCTTAAATATATTGGTATAAACCAACTTGAAATGATTTGGGAGTGTGGTGCCACTTATAAATCTGGAATTTTTTACAAAAATTGGAAGAAAAGAGATTATTATCATATTGTTAGTGGTGACTACAATTTATGTTATAATGATTATTTCCCAAAGTATGGTAAGTTAATATCTGAGAATCAATATCCAATTGAATTGGTAAACCGTTGGTTTACTAAAAATCAATTTCCAAAAATTTACATAGAGAAGGAAAATAAAGGACTTCCTCCTATTAATCAATTTCATTTCGATTCATATAAATTAAATAACTTTTTAAGAAAAGTTGCTAAAGAGAGAGGAATTGTAGTAACTGAAGATGATATTATAAGCGCAACTCTAAGTGAGGATACTGGTGATATTAGTTCACTAAAATCAAAAGATAAGGAATATTTTTCAAGTTTCTTTGTTGATTGTTCTGGGTTTAAATCACATATCATGAAGAATACCCTGGGAGTAAAATGGGTATCTTATGATAAACATTTCCCATTAAATTCTGCAATGGCATGGCAATCAGATGCGACAGAAATTATTGATTGTTATACCACAGTAGAGGCAAGAGATTATGGATGGACTTGGAAAATTCCCACTCAAGATAGAATAGGGAATGGATATGTCTATTCAGATTCATTTGCAACTGAGGATATGATACTCGATGAGATAGAAAAAAAATATGGAAAGGTAGAAATACAGAAAAAAGTTAAATTTAACCCAGGGAGACTTGAAAAGTTTTGGGTTAAAAATTGTATTGGCGTTGGTCTTTCTGGAAGTTTTGTAGAACCACTTGAGGCAACTTCTCTTACATCTATTATACAGCAAATGTTTGCCTTTACTTTATACTATCCATCTAAAGATGATGATAGATATAATGAAATTATGGACGGTATATTTGATGACATTGTTGATTATGTTCAGTTACACTACATATGTGATAGAAATGACACTTCATTCTGGAAGTATTGTAAAAATGATCTTGTCTTGACAGATAATATTAAAAGATACTTAAAGTTATGGAAGAATAGATTACCTCAAAAAAACGAGTTAAATACTCCGTGGAGAATGTTTAATGCTGAAAATTATATTATTGCCTTTTACTCTTTGGGGCTATTTGATACTAAAAAAATCAAACAAGAATATGATATAATGATGAGCGAGACACAAAAATCACATTTGAATGTTGAATTCGACAAATTAAAAAACTTTGAAAAGAATTCAGTTTTTTTCTCCCATCGAAAACTTTTATCATTAATGAAAGAATTATGCTGAGTTACATTGAAACCTCATTCATAGAAGATCCAACTTTATGTGACGATTTAATTGATTACCATAAAAAATCAAAAAATAAACGTCACGGTATCACAGGAACCGGATATGGCGGATCTAAAAAATCTATTGATGTTGGTGTGTCAAGATTTGAAATAGGAACGGATGGTGTGGTTAAAAGATATTTTAATCATTTACAAGACTCTATAGATAACTATCATAAAAAATATCCTAACACTGGTTTGGTAAGAGAATGGGGTTTACTAGAGGATTTTAATATACAGAAATATAAACCTGGAGAAGGATTTACAAACCTTCATTGTGAGAGAGGTAGTGGAGCATTTCCATGCTCTAATAGATTTTTGGTTTTTATGACTTACTTGAATGATGTTCAAGTTTCTGGGGGAACAGAATTTCCAGATCAAGATAGATGCTATCTGGCGAGAAAAAACACAACTCTTATCTGGCCATCGGATTGGACTCATCCACATAAAGGAGTTGCAGCTCCAAACGAAGAAAAATACATTATTACGGGTTGGTTTACTATTACTGATGGACTTGATGAGGATATGATTGCTAGATATGGATAATATAAATTATAATCGCTCTATTAACTTGGTTGAAGATGGCATAAGTATAGAATCTCAAAGAAATATTGAATATCAATTATTATCTCCAATGTTTCCTTGGTATTATCAAAAAAAGTCAACCTCAATAAAATATAATAAATTATCTGAACGAGAGAGTCCATATTTTTCTCATATATTTAATGACATTGGGAGAAGAGGTAATGGCTATCATGCATCTATAATTAAACGACACTTTTCAGATATTTTTAAAAATATAGCTAATTTTTATAACGCGAGTAATGTGACTGTTTATCGCTCAAAATGCAATTTTTACAAAAAAACTAATAATATATTTGAATATAGACATTTACCTTTACATGTAGATTTGCCCACAAAGCACATAGTTATCATTTATTATGTTAATGATTCTGATGGGAAAACGGTTTTTGAAAATGGAGAAAAAGTTTCACCTAAAAGAGGTAGATTAATATTTTTTGACGGTAGTTTGAAACACAGCATGTTTTTGCCAAGATTTCATGATAGATTAGCGATTAATATGGACGTGGGTTTTACATAATAGGGCCCTTAAAAGTGTCCCAGTTACATGACAACAACACAAAAATTTCTTTTCATCGCATCATTTTTCTGGATGATGAATTGGGGAACTAGAGTCACTGCTGCTGCCATCAATGCTCTATCTTGACATTCAAGGAAAGGCGTCTAGGAGGCGCTGTAGAGACGTTGTGGAATGGTTCAAGCAAAAGTATATACCAAACCATCATCTAGACATCACAGTGTCTCACAGAGGGTTAAAACGTGAGGCAGCGATTGGATTCTGTAGCGTCACTGATTGTGATCATCGTCCTCGTGAGTTTCTGATTGAAATGGAAACAACTCTCAGTGTAGATGATTACGTCTCAACCCTTCTACATGAACTCTGGCATGTTTATCAACACGTCAAGGGAACACTTCGCGATAAAAGAGGTGTCAGGCACTGGAAAGATGTAGACGCTAATCATTTATCCTACGATGAACAACCCTGGGAACAAGAAGCATATAAAATGGAAGAAATTCTCTACAAAAAATATATGGAAATCAACTAGAGAGGATAAGATGTTTTCTAATCGCTTGACAGATTGTTAGATTATAAGTAGACTGGGTTTGTTGCGTTTGATAAAAATGGCTAAAGATGATACAGAAGAGATAAAGAAAAGGATAAGAGCTCTTAGGATGATAGATTGGACTGATGAGGATATTTGCCGCGTATTCAAACTCACTCAAACAGAACTTCTGAAACTTTCTGGTAAAAACTTATGGGTTGGCGATTAGTTGAACGTTCAAGGTATCAAGGGAAGTATCCCTATATGACAAGAAGACTCAAGTTTGAAACTTATAAACTTGAAGAAATTGATACGGTTATGCAACTTATCCGTGACAATTTGACACCAGATTTGTTGACAACAAAGTATAAAGAGGAGAACAAGAGCAATCCCATGTATGGGCATTGTTATCATTCAACTCAAGCACTTTTTTATTTGGTTGATGGTGAATTTGAAAAAATGAGTGCCATAGATTACCGTGGAGATAAACATTGGTGGCTTCAAAATGGTGAGATTGTTTATGATGTTACCGCAGAACAATACTGGAGTGTTGAACAAACTCCACCTTATGAAAAAGGAAAAAAAAGTAAATGGTATGGGTGGAAAGAACGTCCACATGCTAGAAGTATGAATCTTATTGTCAAATGTTTAGGTGATAAGTCTTTTACTGATGATATTGACATTAACTAACGGGCCCTGTAAACTGTCCTAACATTGTAAAGATACTATTTTGATGACGACTGCCCTCAAAACTGAATTTGTCTGTGTTCAACCACAAACTTCAAAAGCAAAGAATCGTTTTGCTAATGAAATGAATGGACTACATTCTTGCCGTGTTGAAAAAAGACAAGACGGTAAAATGTTTCTTGCCTCAATCAGTGGTAAATACTTTTTTTGGATGAGTGAATCATCTGATGACAACTGGAAGGTAATCAAATGAATGATCAAAATAGTCTTGAGGACAACGAAAGCAAGCAAGAGAAGTGGAATCGTGGACTTGACATCTTTATTGAGTCAGTACATAAACCAGATTCATCTCTTCGTCAATGTGCTCATAATCAAAAATGTTATAACGAACTGATGGATGTTCGTAAAGAGGTTCTAGAACACCTAAAAACTTTACGTTGGTTATGACGCAGTGTATTGAACCAACAGATGACAGGTATTTTACCGAAACATCTGATGAATTTTATGATAGGCATCATTATAGGCTTGTATCCAGTAATGGTGAATCTATCACTGTAGATGACTGGGAATCATGTAGATATATTTGGTTTAATAAAAGAAAGTCGCTCTCACATGTTGATGTAATTGATGTCAAAAAACAATCAAAAGGATTCAACTGAGTATTATGATGGATTTCCATGGAGATTGACGTATGGAGATACAATATGTGGATTTCAATGTAAAGATCACTTGCAAAAGTATCTGAATAGATATAAACTGAAACCTAAAAACTACAAAATTAGTCATAAAGATGGAGAACCCTTTGAATCCCGTAAAAAACACACGACAAAGTTACAACCGACAACAAGAAAAAGTAATCACAGAAGTACAAGTACAGTTCCAAAAAGAAAATCCAGCATGGATTCCATTCGAAACACTACTAGCAATTCAAAAAACAAAAAGTAATGTATGAAGAACTGAATTGCTTCGAAGAAGCACTCAAGCACTTTGGAACAAGAGTCGAGATCATCTCTGCCATGGAAATGGGTGGTAAAATAAGTGCAGAAGACGCTTATCAATCCATTAAAGTAGAACTTAAAGAACTAAAAAAAGTCAGAAAGCAACTCAAATGAGCACTCTTTTTGTATTCTCATTCATCATACTATTAGTGCTTGCTATGGAGTTTACCTGGTCGGTAAAAAAATAATGGGCCCTCTAAAACGTCTCTGTAGTGTAAGCATCCATTTAATTGATTAATTATTCGGGAAGAAAACTTAATGCTCAACCTAGATTGCATGTCACACGAGGAAAAAGAGTGTCTTGCTGAAGATTGTGAAGACTATCTTCTACATAGACACATACCTCTCATTTCACATTCCTACGATAACATTATCAACCAAGCGTTGAAAGAAGGTTATCAAATTAAGTTATTCGATCGTTTCATTAACAAACCCCCAAATGCCTGAATCTAACGTGGACACAGAAACTACAGCACAACTCTTCTGGGAAGAAGTTGAGAAAGAGGCAGCAGAACTTGAGGTGACTTGCGATTACTACCTTGCAGAGTTTTTCACAACCTGATATAATTAAAGGGTAATTTACACAAACCGATGGCACCCACAAAGTTTTTTTACATTGTTAATCATTTCATTCCATTCCCCACTAGCGAATACGGTGGAGTGTGGAATGTAATTGCAGAGAATGATGATGATTGTTTTGACTTAATCTCTAAAAGTGATGACGGTTTTAATCAAAAGCATTATGCAACTCTGAAAGAAAACATTCTGAAGTCACGTACTTATGCTCTTGCTGAGGACATTGAATCGCAAATTGTGGAGGAGTTTACCACATGAATGGAAATCTTGAACCAGAAGATAGAGTAATGGATGCTCCATCTGTTTATGAACAAGTCGCCTCTCTTGTCCAAAAGTATGGATGGGAAAAAGGTGATGATATAGTAGTTGAAATGGCAGGAACTCAAGTTTCTGGTATTGATGTAGGTGAAGTGTATAATAAGAAATGGCAATCACCTATCGGTACTCGTAAGTACAACAAAGAAGCATTTATTGTTATCAAAAATCTTTCACGAGATACCTTTGAGTCTTCTAAACCTATGGATAGGGAGCACAAACCACATCATCTTAAGACTGAAAAGGAACTTGCTGCCGAAACTAAAGAAGAAGATGATGAAAAAATGTATGATACTTACAGCAAATGAATCAATCTGATATGGTAATCTCTTGGGAACAGCATCTCAAGAATGGAAATGTGTGGAGAGTTGAGGTAGAACTTGCCATGCAAAGTGATGATAGCGATGAACAACTAATCTACAATGTGGAGGTTTATGTAGTCGCACCTACAGTAGCACTCGCACAGTATATTGTTGCTACAATGTATCCAGATTATGAAGGAATCTTTGTTAATGATGAACCTACTAGAACTGCCCCCTGATTTCCCTCACAAAGCACCAGAAGGATACTCCTACTATGTTCAAGAGTTCAAGCGAAATGTGGTTTCTATTTGGCTTTTGCATCACGCAATTTACTCTTATAGTAGTGATCCTATCTACACAATCTGGGGATTTGTCAAATTTAAGACAACAAAGAGAAGCACTACGCACACTTACCATGCCCCCATCAACTCAAATAAGGTAGGCAAAGAAGTGTGTATTCGTGATACTCGTCCTCACACTGCAATGCAACTCAATCTAAATCCGTTAGAAGCAGCATTTTTCTCATGAAATATAAACCACAAGTTGATGACTATGTTCGGTGGAAATCTGATCACGTAGACGTTGAGGGTTGGGTATATTTTTATGATGATGCGTATGTTACAATTGAAATTGGTATTAAACCAAAACCTAGTTGTCAATATACAAAAAATGAAAGACACAAATATATTCACACACTTTTATTGTGCTTTCCAAAACACTGGAAAGAATTAGAATATGTTCATACGAGGAAGAATAAGTATGGCAAAACTTTGGAGGATATGGAAGTATTCACTAGGGAGTTTTAGTGATGACAAGACAAAACCTTATGATAATCATGTTGCTATCATTCGCAGCATCATATTTGTCAGTCTGCTCACTACTAATATGGTTATTGTTTCTGGAGTGATACGTCACTGGAATAATACTGGCACAAATGTATATGTTTGTGCTGATAAACCTAATGATGGTTATTGGTGTACTAAACGCAATTAAAATGTATAAAGTGAACTATCTCAAACCAAAGAAGAAAGGTTATGCAAAGCATTCTGCAAGTTTCATGAGAATTGAAGATTGTATTTGGTGGGAAAACCTAAAAAAAGATGAAGGTTGTAAAGATTTTCAAATCCTGGTAAAGTAAACTGGGCCCTTCAAAGTGTATCACTAATGTAAGCACAACATCATGGATTCCTACTTGAGCGAACAACAAATCGAGGAACTTGTAAACTTCGATTACATCGGAGAGTGTATTCTTTCTGAACTCATCGAAGAAAATGAATCAAAAATAAACATCCAACTTGACGAATTCTCCAACATTAACTATACGGTTTGAATATGAAC